ATGTGCATTGCAAAGTCACCCAAAGCGCCGCCACCGCCGCCGCGTCCGCCGTCGCCCGAGGACGCCGCACTCGCCGGCGAGCGTGAACGCGCACGCCGTCTACGCGCGCGAGGCTTCTCGTCGACCATTTTGACCAGCGGTCTCGGCCTGGGCGATGCCGCGCCGGTCACGCAAAAGACGCTGCTCGGCCAATAACCTTGGACGCGCAGGGCATCGTCGACCGCTGGCAGCGGTTAAAGCTCGATCGTTCGGTGCATGAAGGCGTCTGGCAGGAGATCGCGGAATATCTGCGGCCGTTGCGCGCTGAATTTCTGGCGCAGTCCCGCACGCCGGGTGCGCGGCGCGATCAGAAGGTGTTCGACTCCACGCCGTTGATCGCCGCCGACAATTTCACCGGCGGTCTCTACTCGATGATGACGAACCCGGCCAATCGCTGGTTCGCGCTGAAGCTGGAAGACGACGACCTGAACGACGATGCCGCCGTGCGTGCGTGGCTCTACGCCGTGGAGTCGCGGCTGCTGCAATCCTTCGGGCCACAGCTCAGCAAGTTCTACAATGTCGTGCCTGCGCTCTACGCAGACCTCGCTTGCTTCGGCACCGCCGTGTTCTCGAGCGAAGAGACGTTCGGCGGCGATCGGCGCATCCTCGATCGCACGCACGCGTTGGCCGATGTTTGTATCAGCGAGAACGCGGCGGGCGACGTCGACACCGTCTATCGCCGCTTCAGCGCTGAGGCGCGCAACGCGCTCGCGATGTTCGGCGAGGCGCTGAGCCGCGACGCGCTGCGTGCCGCGGAGCGCGATCCGTACAAGAAGCTGGACTTCATCCACTGCGTGACGCCGGCGGAAGAGGGTGCGCACCACCCGATGGCCTCGATCTACGTCGAAGCCGATGCGCGCCGCATCGTGGGGCAGGGCGGTTACGCCGACATGCCCTACCAGGTGCCGCGATGGATGCAGGCCAACGGCGAAATCTATGGCCGTGGTCTGGGCGAATCCGTCTTGGCCGACGTGAAGATGTTGAACCGCATGGATCGCACCACCATCCGCGCGGCGGAGAAACTTGCCGACCCGCCGCTGCTGGCGGGTGATGAAGGCGTGGTCAAGGCGGCGCGCACCTACTCGGGCGGCGTGACCTATGGCGCGATCGACTCGGCGGGCAACGCGCTCATCAAACCGCTCTACACCGGCGCCAACGTGTCCGTCGCCTTCGAGATGATGGAGGCGCGGCGCAACACGATACGCGACGGATTCTATTTTTCGCTGCTCCAGCTTGTCGGCTCACCCAACATGACCGCAACCGAATGGCTGGGAAGGCAGGAAGAGAAGCTCCGGCTGATGGGGCCGAATCTCGGCCGCATTCAGTCGGAGTTTTTATCGCCCTTGATCCGGCGGCGGTTCGGCATTCTGGCGCGCGCCAACCAATTGCCGCCAGCGCCGGTGCAAATTCGTGGGTGTCCACTGCGCGTCGACTACGTGTCGCCGCTCGCGCGGGCGCAGGCCGCCGGCGAAGCGCACGCGGTCGTGCGGCTCTACGAAAGCGTCATACCGCTGGCGGGCATCGACCCGTCGGTGATGGACAATCTGAACCACGACGAGGCAGTGCAAACGCTCGCGCGCGGCTGGTCGGTGCCAGCCAAGGTGTTACGCGACGCTGCGCAAGTGACGGCGATGCGCGACGAGCGTGCCGCTGCCGCCACCGTCGAAACCACCATCGCCGCCGCCAAAGACGGCGCGGAGATCTTGCAGACCTTGACCGACGCCGCCGCGACTGAAGCCGCGAGCGTCGAAGGAGAACACGCGTGACCGAGCCTGCCGCCTCGCCGCCAGCCGATTGGACGAGCGACCTCACCGACGACCTGAAGACCTTCGTCGCCTCTAAGAATGTGCGCACGCCGGGCGAACTCGCCGCCGCCTTCGCCAAGCGCGACGGCGAAACCGCCGCGTGGCTTCCGCCGCCGAAGGATGGACAGTGGGACGATGCGGCGCGGGCAAAGTTGGGCATTCCTGCAAAGGCCGAAGACTACGGTATCAAGCGTCCCGACCTACCCGACGGCACGCCCTACGACGAAGCCTTGGAAGCGGCGGCGTTGCCGGTCGCGCACAAGCTTGGGCTGACGCCGCATCAAGTGCAGGGCTTGATGGACTTCATGACCGCGCATCGCACCGCGGAGACGGCGGGTCTCGTCCAGGCGCTGCAAGCGAACATAGACGAAGCCGAACAAGCGCTGCGCAAGGAATGGGGCGCCGGCTACGACCGCCAACTCTCTCAAGCGGCGCGCATCGCCAAGCGTTTCGGCGGTGACGAGTTGATCGGCGCGCTCAACGAAAGCGGCTTCGGCAACAACCCGCATCTGGTGCGCGCCTTCGCCAAGATCGCCGGTCTGGTCGCGGAGGACACGATGAAAGCGGACGGCACAGTGACGCGCCCATCCGTCGACGCCGCGCGCGCAGAGATCGCACGCATTCAAGGCGAAGCTCTCAAGGATCCCAAACACCCCTGGATCAACGCCCAACACCCCGAGCACGAAACCCTGCTCGAACGCATGCGCACCCTCTTCGCTGCCGCGCATCCGACGGAGCAACCACGCTAGTCGCCCCTCGCCCTTCCGGAATCGGAAGGGAGAGGGGCCGGGGGTGAGGGATGGCCTCACCGTAATCCCGAACATCGAAGGCCTCGTCCGCAACGCGATGAAGTCGCGGCGGGTGTAGCGGCCCTCCCTCACCCCATCCCCTCTCCCTCCCTCGCGGGAGGGCGAGGGGCGAACGCTTTCAACACGACGAGACCCATGTCCCAACAAGTCGAAACCGCCTTCGTCAAACAATACGCCTCGACGCTGTCGCATCTGGTGCAACAGAAGGGCTCGCGCCTGCGCGCAACCGTACGCGTCGAACCGCTCGTCGGCCGCGAAGGCTTCTTCGATCAGATTGGCGCCACCGAAGCCGTGCCGCGCACGACGCGCCACGGCCAATCGCCCATCGTCTCAACTCCGCACGCGCGCCGCCGCGTCGCCGGTCAGGATTTCGAATGGGGCGACATCGTTGACGGCCAAGACCGTGTGCGCATGCTGATCGATCCGACATCTGCCTATCTGCAATCGGCGATGTTCGCGCTTGGCCGCAAGATCGACGACGTGATCATTCAGGCGGCGAGCGGCACGTCCTTCACGGGTGAGACTGGTACCACACCGGTTGTCTTGCCCGCCGGTCAAAAGATCGCCGTCGCTGCGACAGGGCTGACGGTCGCTAAACTGCGCACAGCCAAACGCATGCTCGACGAGAAAGAAGTCGATCCGGAAGAGCCGCGCTATTTCGCCTGCACCGCCGAACAGATCGACAATCTGCTCGGCGACACGAACGTCACGTCGTCCGACTTCAACACCGTCAAGGCGTTGGTCGAAGGCACCGTCGACAGCTACATGGGTTTCAAGTTCCTACGCACCGAACGTCTGATCAAGACGGCGAACGACCGCTTCTGCATCGCCTATGCGCAGTCCGGTCTATTGCTCGCCGTCAACAAAGACATCCAAGGCCAAATCGCGCCGCGCGCCGACAAGTCCTTCGCTATGTACGCGTACGCCTGTCTCACCTGCGGCGCCACGCGCATGGAGGAAGAGAAGGTGGTCGAGGTCGCGTGCGTGGAAACGAGCTGATGACGGTGCACGAACAACTCACAAGCGAATGCTGCCGGGTCAACGCATCTCCTGCGATGCGAACCATGGTCAGACTTATGTGTTCGTGGTGGACTGTTCGGTGACGTGTCGGCATTTGGAAGTGGTGCGGCAGATGACTTTGAATTGGCGTTTGGGACTCATCGCGAGTGTTCTTGTCATTGTCGGCGTTGCGCTTGCCGATGTGCCGCCACGTGAGCCGGCGTCCACACCGCGCGACGACGTGTTCGCAAGCATGAGCGCGGACCAGATCGAAAGTAGCCTCCTTGGCTCTTGGAACATGCACCTGGATGCGCCGAAGCTTGCCGACTACAAGGTGCCGGCTGACTACGTCTTGACCATCACGAGCGTGAAGAACGGTAAGGTCAAAGCGTCTGAAACGCCGCGCCTGGACTACTACATCCGGGACGGAGAGTTCGACGTTGCGACGCGCACCCTGACCTTGTGGCGGGAGTATCATGGAATCTGTATCGGCTGTGGCATCTGGAAATGGACCTTCACCGGGAAACTGATTGAGCCAGGGCGGATTGAGGGGTCGTTCGAACAAACCAATGTCTCGGGCACTTGGTACGCGACAAAGCCGGGCGTGCAGGCTTCCAGCGGTGACGGACCGGGGTCGAGCGGCGCGTCGTCTGATGGGCCCAGCGGCGGCGTCCCACCAGGCACTGGTGGCGCGTCGAGTCCTGGTGGAGCGGCATCGACGAGCCCGACGACCCCGCCTGGTGAAGCCAAGAGCTGCGGGGAGTACCTGCGCAATCAGAAGCTTCAGGCACTGCGCCTCGTCGGTCGGTGCCGAAATCAAGCCGCCAACATGGCTAGCGCCGATTTGTACATCCAGCGGCTGGAGCGCGGAGAGAAAGTACTCGAACGAAAGGACTGCCTGGCGCCGATCTCCGTGAAAACGCAGACGGATGCGTTTCTGGAATGCGCACGCGTCTATGTCTGCACGGCGCAAGCCTATAGCTGCGCGATTGCGCTTGCTCCGGAAGAGGCCGGTCCGGAGGAATGTGGTCGATACACGCGAACATGTCTCGAAACCAATCCGATCCCGAAGTAGGTCGCCATGTTCCGACAGGGTGTTAATGCCGCGTTGATACTCGTTGCGGGGTTGATGGCGCTGGGTCTTCTTGCGTCTCAGGCTCGATGGCGTGCGACGGCGTCGGATCCGCGCTCCGAAGAACTCTATCGGCTCTATGCGGAGCTATGCTCCACCGTGCGCGAGCAGTCGAATGAGGATGCGGCGCTGGGTTGCGAGGCTTGGCGGGTTGATCCTGAGACCGTCAAACAGGAAATTGCGAACTATTCACGCTCTCTTTGTTCGACACTGAACCAAGCGTGTCAGGCAACCGAGAATGCGTCGCGCATCCAAAAAATCAATCGGTTCGCGCTGCTGGCGGAATGCCGCGAGGCAATGCCGGCGTGCCACAAAGGCGCGGACGAACAGACGCCGATGGTCATCGGCGTTCCACAATCTTGCAAAGCGATTGGCGCGTCGGTCGCCGTTGCTAAAGTTTACACGCGGCCAGGCGGTGCGGTTGTTCGGTTCGTTTTGGTGAATGCTGCTGGTAAGCAGGCATATTGGACGGTCGAGGTAAGCGTCGTGCCCTCCAGCCCTGATTTTGTCGATGCAGTTCAGCAAAAGATGGGTGGCATTTGCGACGACGCGCGCAACGCACAATCCGGTACTTTCGAACAATTCATGGAGTGGCTCGGCAAAAAGGCGCAGCGAGAGCCGCAACAGGTCGTTCCCGACAAAGACAAGTGGGAACTGCGCGAAGGTGCCAAGTCTGCTTGCATGTGTATCAGGGGCTGACGGCGACGGTTCGCCACCACCAATAACACAGCACGGATAAGAACCGCTCGGCGTTTGCTGAGCGTGAGATGGTGCGTGTTCAACAACAGGAGTCTTGTTTGAATGGCGTCACGCAACATGACCAACTTCGCCAAAGTCGCCGCGTCGCCTGCAGCGATTGTCGATCCCGGCGACTACGGCGGCTTATCGCGTCACGACTTCGATGATATCACGACCGATGGCACGGAGAACACGGGCGAGCGCTTGTTTTGCGGCAAACTCATGCCGGGCGAGCGCTTTCAGGAAGCGATGGTGGCGTTCGGCGCGCTGGGTGCCGGTCGCACGTTGCAGATGGGCGATGCCGGCGACGATGACCGCTACATGACGGCGACCACGGCGGCCGTCGCCGGCAATACCGAAGCGCGTGCGCTCACCGGCATCGGCTTCAAGAACACGACGCTGCAGCCGATCGACATCTTTCTGCAGATCGCGGGCGGCTTATTGACCGCGGCGCAGCAGATCAAAGTCGTGATCCGCAAGGCGCGTGACTGACGCGTGCCGCTTGTCAGCGAACTCTCCGAAGTCGCGATCTGCAATCTCGCGCTGCAGGATCTCGGCCGCGGTCTGACGATCACGGCGCTTGACGAGAACTCTCAGGCCGCGCGCAGCTGCCGTCTCCGTTACCCGTTTGCACGCGACGCCTGCTTGCGCGCCTACGATTGGAACTTCGCCGCCGCCCGCGCAAGCCTGCCGGCTTTGGCCGCAGCGCCTGCCTTCGGCTTCGCCAATGCGTTTCAGCTGCCGCCGGACTGTCTGTTCGTGCGGGAGGTCTGCGGCGAAGATGCGGCGTCGTGGAAGATCGAAAATGGAAAGCTGCTCACCGACTTGGCCGCGCCGCTCCGTGTTTCGTACACGCGCGCAGAAACGAGCCCCGCGTCCTTCGACGCTCTGTTTGTCGAGGCGCTCGCCGCACGGATCGCCGCCGATGTCGCCGTGTCGCTGACGGAGAGCACTGGGAAAGCACAGGCGCTGTGGCAGGTGTATCAGGCGAAACTTGGCGAGGCGCGGCGGCGTGATGCGCAGGAGGGTGGCGGCGGAGGGCCGGCGGATTTCCATTGGCTTGGTGGTCGTTGAATGCCGTACTCTCAGGCACGCAGTGGAGACGTAAGATGGATCGACCCCTTGCGGCGCTCGCCCGCCTTGTTTCGATCGTTGCCCTGGGTGCTGGCAGCGTTGCCATTGCAGCCGCCGAAGACCTCGAAGGCTTCGTGTTGAAAGACTGGAACAAGATGTCGTGCACGCCGGAAGCGCTGCGTGAAGGGTCGACCCTCAACGTCATGCTGCCGCGCGGACCCTCCGAATACCTCTCGATCCTGGCGCCGGGAGGCCGATATTTTTCTCTGGTGCTTCCGGGGCCTGTTGTCGAGGGCATGCCGACGTCCGACGCGTTGGCCAACATGCCTGCGTTGTCGATCGATACGTCCACCGCCAAGGGCGTAGTAGCGTCGGCGCCGGAACGCATCTTCACGCAGACGGGGACCTACGTCGTGCTCGCCGGAACGCAGTTCGAGACGGAGCGGCCGATCACACACGGCTGGTGCCGCGTGACCTATAAAGCCCTCGGCTGACTAGCGGCATATGCACAGCCGACTCGCCATCGGAACCACCGATGCCATATGGTGAGATATGGCACAGAAAGAACCAACCGGCCGCGCGCGGCTTGCCCCCGTCATGGAGCGGGCGCTGGAGATCGCGGCGAAGGGCGATTGCCTGACGTTCAATGACGTTCGCGCGCGCATGGATATCGACGACGCGACGACGTTGAAGCTGTGGGCCGGGGCGGTGGAACACGACAAGATCAACAAGGCTTGCCGCGAAGGCATCGAAAAACGCCGCGAGAAGTTCGGCATCCAAACCGGCCGCACGAAGAGGCCGCGGTAGCCTTCGATGTGCGGACGCTTCACGCAGTACTTCACCTATGCCGAGCTGCACGAATTCTGGCGCAGTTTCAGCGATCCGCTGCCGGCGCTTGAAACCAACATGCAGCCGCGCTGGCATCTGTGCCCGACCGATCCGGTGTGGACGATCACGCACAGCGACAAGGGTGTCAGGCTTGAACATCTGCGCTGGGGGCTGGCGCCGTTCTGGTGGAAGCAGCCGTTGAAGAAATTGCCCGCGACCTTCAACGCGCGCGCCGAGACGGTCGACACCAAGCCGATGTTCCGCGAGGCGTTCAAGCAGCGGCGCGCGATTATTCCCGCGTCGGGCTGGTACGAATGGCAACTGCGCGACGACGGCAAACAGCCTTGGTACTTCACGCCGGCGAAGGGACCGATCGCGCTGATCGCGGCGCTTTGGGAGACGTGGAAGAATCCCGAGAACAAGGACGAGGTGGTGCGCTCGTCGACCATGGTGATCACGGAACCCAACCAATTCGTCGCGCAATATCACGACCGCATGCCCGTCGTGCTCGATCGCGCAAACGTCATGGATTGGCTGACCGGCGCCAAGGGGTTGGAGCTGCTGAAGCCCGCGCCGGAAGATGCGCTGAAGGCGTGGCCGGTGTCCCGGAAGGTCAACTCGTCGAAGACGCCGGACGATCCGTCGCTGATCGTGCCGGTGGACGTTGGCGTTTCTGCCGCGCCGTCCAAACTGACGCCGACGCAAGGGACACTCTTATAACGTCCGGCGGGCTTGCGGTTGTTCGCTATTTGTTCTAGGCTCGCGCAATGCCGGAGCCCAACCGTCCGCCGTGGCAAGTTCATAAGGACATCGCGCCGCTTTACGGCTGGCAGTTCTTGGAGAGCGGACTCACGCTTGTCGTTGAGTGCGACGCCTGCAGCCGTGTCGCCGAGTGGCCGCCGCGCGTCGCCGCGCGCCATCTCGAGAAGCTCAAACGCGTGCGCATGCCGGAGATCGCCTCGCGCCTGCGATGCGGCAAGTGCCGCAGCAATTGGGTGAAGGTGTCGGGGAAGCGGTAGCGGACGTCAGCGTATTAACGCCCGCACGCGCCCCACCTTGGCGATTCCTGTAGACCTTTGTGGCCGGCATGCGGTGCGAGAATTAGCGGTAGCAGGAGGCTATGCCGAAGATCGAAAGGACCAGGGTTGCGTAGAAGGGCCAAATGGAAAATGAGCGTGAAGCTACAATCCAATCGGCCCAGAAGTCTCCGATCGGCGTGACGGCGAACAGGTCGCTAGGTTGCTCTTGACCGGTTTGTATCTTGGTGACGTAGGCGTCGTGCGATCTGCGGAACATTTTCTCAAGCGTGAGATAGTACGTGTCGAGTAAGAAAAACAGGAACGCTGGAGCTGTCGCTACGACAGCGATAGGGGCCGCCGCTTTATCGACGGCGACGACCAGAATTGCTGAAGCGATTGTAATCGACCATGCCTTACAGTTGCTTGAATTGCCCGCCATCCGGCCAATGATCTGCTGCAACACACCAAGGTGTGCCAATACGGCAGGGTCGGAGAATCGGGGATTCATGGGCTTGGATTACTTTGCGTTGGGATAGAGTTTGCGAACCGCAATGGCGCGTTCAATCCAAGTGTTGAGGCCCATGCGGATCGACGCATGGACCTGCCTGCTGGTCAGCCCAAATGGGTCCAAGACAGGTACGATGTCGGACATCCGCTTATTGTCTACCGATATGGCGAAGAACGGCGACGGCCCTTTGACGCCGAGACCATTGCGGGGACAGTTTAGCCCATGTATGTGCAGGCCAAGCACGCCCATACCGGCGTTCCACGATTTGATAATTTCGTATCTGACCCAGTCGCGAAGGTATGTTTCGGCACCGATCAGCACGACCGTGCAGGTCCGGCCGGCCATCTGGCCGGTGATCCAACGCTGGATGGCTGCATCACCGCCGCGCCAGACCTTTTCCCAATCGTTCGGGGAGCAGAGCCTGTTGTTGTCGACAACCCCCATGTTCCGTACCTGCGCGGCGCGAAGCACATCGTCGTAGTGGAAGCTGAAGAACACTTGGCGTTTCTTCTTGGCGGTTGACAGGGCGCCGCCCAGAGGAGACTCTCGGCGTTGCATCGGAGTCGGGGAGTAGTAGCCACCAAGCAGCGATTGCTGCGGCAGTTTGAAGTCGAACGGATTCACTAGGCACCTCGTACTTTCAGGCGTTGCGCGTCTTTGCTCGCCAGCTTGCGCGCACTGCCGGTTAGGGTGATCCGCCCCCGGGGTTTTTCCCCAGGGGCGGGCCACCGATAACCGTTATTCTTGTCCCTAGATTTTGGTCGGTGCAATAGATCTTGTGTTAATGGCTGCGCCCGAGCCCTAATCTTTGTGGGGACAACGGTGCACATTCTGTGGACGGTGCGGGAAGGTCGCGAGCCTTCTGGCAAACAGTACACCCCCCCGAAAACTGCCTACTAGTACTAGATTGCGCACGTCGTGCGCTTTATTATGTCCCCATATTCTGGGTTACGGCGGGTCGCACGAAGTTCAGCCGCTGACCCCTAATGACGCCACGCAGGATGTCCCACCATGCAACCTTCCTTCGCTGGCGGGGAGATTACTCCTCGCCTTGGTGGGCGCATCGATCTTGCCAAGTATCACTCATCCGTTGCAGCGCTCGACAATCTCATCGTGCGTCCAGAAGGCGGACTCATCCGTCGACCAGGCACCCGCTCTGTCGGAGTACCGAAATTCGCCGGCAAGGTTTGCCGTTTGGCGGCGTTTCAGTTTTCGACGGCGCAGGCCTACGTCCTCGAGATTGGCGACTTGTATCTGCGTGTGTGGAAGGATCACGGGCAGGTCGAGTCCGGCCCAGGCGTGCCGTTCGAGCTCGCGATGCCTTATGCGGAAGGGCATGTCGATGGCCTGATCTTCGCCCAGTCGGCCGACATTCTCTACATTGCGCATTCCGGTCATCAACCGCGCAAGCTTTCGCGCACCGGTCACGCGGCGTGGGCGCTGACGCCGTACCAACCGAACGACGGTCCCTTCCTCGAACGCAACATCGATGCGGCGAAGAGCATCGCAGCGAGCGGCGATGTCGGCGCAATCGCGCTCACCGCCTCCGCCGCGATCTTCGACCCCGGCCATGTCGGCGCGTTGTTCTGGCTGCAAATGCCGGACCTCGCTGCCGTGTCGCCGTGGGAGTCCGACATGACGGGGCCGGTGGTCGCTTCGTATTGCCGCTACAACGGCAACTACTACAAGGCGACCGCCATCGGCGCGGCCAATAAGACCGGCACGGTGCCGCCAACGCATGACGAAGGCGCCGGCTATGACGGCATCGATACGAAGAACGTGCGCTGGGAGTTTCAGCACAAAGGCTTCGGCGTCGTGCGCATCACCGGTTACACGAACGCCACGACGGTGACGGCGACGGTGCTGAAGAAGCTGCCGCACACGTTGGTCGGCGGCGCGACGTCGAAATGGGCCGAAGGCGCGTGGTCGACGTTTCGCGGCTGGCCGTCGGCGGTGTCGTTTCATGAGCAGCGTTTGATCTGGGCGAACACGCCGTCGCGGCCGCAAACGATTTGGGCGTCCGCGTCCGGCGATTACGAACGCTTTGAGCCCGGCACACGCGACGACGACGCCTTCACCTATGGCATCGCCTCAAACCAGGTGAACGCCATCCGTTGGCTCGCCTCCGGCGCCACGTTGCTGGTCGGCACGATGGGGCAGGAGTTCGCGGCCACCGGCGGTTCGCCCGGCGATCCGCTGACCCCCACCGCCGTGCGCATCGTGCCGCAATCGGGCGAAGGGTCGAACACGGCCGAACCCGCGCGCCTGGGCTCCGAAACGCTGTTCGTCAACCGGTCGGGGCGCAAGGTGATGACACTCTTATATAGCGTCGATGCCGACGCCTATATGCCGGTCGACCTGCTGCAGCTGGCCGAGCATCTGACGACCAACAGCGCCACAATCACCGCCATCGCCTGGGCGCGGGAGCCGTTGCGCACCCTGTGGGCCGTGCGCAGCGACGGGATGTTGCTCTCGCTGACCTACAAACGTGAGGAGCAGGTCTATGCCTGGGCGCGCCACCCGCGTGACGGCGCGGTCGAAAGCATCGCGGTGATCCCGACGCCCGACGGTGCGTCGGATGAGCTGTGGCTGGTGACGCGGCGCGTCGTCGGCGGGCAAACGGTCCGCCACATCGAATACATGGCGCAGCCGTTCGAACCGGTGGACGCGAACGATAAGGCGCTCATGCCGTATCTCGACGCAGCGCTCTTCTACGACGGCGCGCCGGCGACGGTGTTCTCAGGGCTCGATCACCTCGAAGGACGCACGGTGAAGGTGCTGGCCGACGGTGCGCTCCACCCCGAACGCGTCGTCACCGGCGGCGCGATCACGCTCGATCACGCCGCGTCAAAGGTCTTGGTCGGCCTCGGCTACACATCGCGATTGAAGACGCTGCGCTTGGAAGGCGGCGCCATGGGCACCGCCCAAGGCAAGGTGAAACGCATCGCGCGCCTGACCGTGCGCGTGCTCAACGCCATCGGCGGCAAGGCCGGCACGACAGAGACGCAGATGGAAGACCTCGTCCGCCGCGACCAATCCGACCCCACGGACGCCTCCCCCCCACTGCGCTCCGGCGACTTCGATGTGTTTCCAGCCAGCGACTATGAAAGCGACGGCCAGATCACCATCGTGCAGGACGAGCCGTTGCCGTTGGATATTCTGTGCATCATGCCGCGCGTAACGGTGGGGGAGGGCTAG